GAACCGTTCATAGAAACTAAGTACGACGACTACATAGAAGACGATAGAAATAATTTTTATTTAGGTAAGAACAATAAGTTATTCTTTAATTCTATTATAGGNGGTAAATTTGTTAATCTAGATAAGATACCAAAATGTACAGTTAACGGTACGGAACTAGAAGTTAAACAAAAAACCAAAGGNGTTTACTATACNGAGTTATACGGTAATGAAAATTTATTGACTAGTTATACTGAATACAATGACATATGGAGTGATATATCGTACAAAGGTATGGCCAGNCCAGATGTCAAACTAAGGTTTGTACCCATAGATTCAGATAAATANTACAACTTTAATCTTGATGGANTAGACGATTCAAGGTACGGAATTTCTTTGAGTGGTATAAAAAGGGAAGAAAAATTAAGTCAAGGAGAATTAAGAAAAGTAAACGTTTTATTAAGAAAACCTTACACAGTTTCAGAATACGAACCGAGTAACAGTATTTATTATAGAATGTATACCAGACAAGGTCCAACAATTATACCTATTATAGAATGGGAAAAGGTTAACAGAAGCCTTAATAATAATTATTTTAATATAGACACCACCTGGCTAGTACCTCAAGACTACTTTATTGATATAAAGGTAGAGACTGGCGGTGAAGTTAATATATATGAAAATGAATTGGAGTTCCAATTAGTAAATAAACTTAATTAGAATGTATTTAATATATATAAACCCACTAAATAAAGATTTTAAAGGACAAAACACCTATGAATTTATATTTAGTAAAAGGACAGACAATGTTGAGTATGGTGAGGATTGGGATACAGAACCAGCATCTAGCGGGTCACCAACACCACCAAATATAGAACAGGTTGATGAGGTTGGTATCTTAAAATCTTTAGATATAGAATTAACCCTTAACATAGATTCAGACAACTTCTCAATGTTTGATTGCGTTGAAGGTATAATCGCATTAGCCTGGGAAACAGAATCACCAGAAGTTGAAGAAAGATTAGTCTTTAGATACGGTGAAGATGCTGATAGTGTTAAAAGTAAGATATATAGTAGAGATAAAGAATTAAAAATAATAGATAAAGAACAAATACATAAAATATAATGGAAGACGAGACTATAGAAAAAATTGTTAACAATCCAGAAGGTGCTATAGATGCACTTAAATCGGCCGAAGATGCCATAAAATCGCTATCTGACGCCAATGCTGACACTCAGAACGAATCGGAAGATATATCCGAATCTAATTACGATGAAGAATTCGACGAAGTGATAGATAATCTATTAGAAAGGTTAACTGGTTATAGATATTATGATATACCTTCAAATGAGAAGAAACGTATCGAAATGGGTGTACCAGAGAGATATCACGTAATAGATTTAGAAGGTGATAAGATTGCTGAAAATATAACAGAAGATGAGGTTGTGGAATATGTTAAAAACCTAATAAANCATGATGGTGAAGAATCTAGCGAACATAAGGAAATAAATAATATAGAAGANGCTAAATCAGAGATAGAGTTACATAAGNTAGGTAAGGTGATAAATGTTAAGGATACAAAACAATTAGATCTTTTCCCTAAAAAGGGTACTAATAAACTAGAACCTGATTATAGTAAGGTTATAAGTAAAATGAGTCCAGATGAAANAAAAAGTATTGTAAACAGATTGGGTACAAAAGGTTGGATGTTAGAAAAATCTATATCTTTAATAAAAGATGGTGACCAAAAAACTNCTTACAAAGAAATAAGAAGGATGTTAGATGGNACCAAANTGAATGAAAATTTGGTTAAACCAAATAATATTACTAATATTGTNGAGTCTAAGNAAAATGTNGTGACAAAAGGTGACATAATAGAGTTTATTAAAAGTAAAAAATGATTAAAATGTGTGAAATAAAATCAATTGTAAGTGGGGATGAGAAGTCGCCTGTTATAACCCCCGTTATAACACCAGTAACCACTCCAACAAAAAACCCATCCAAAATTGATATACCAAAACCTAAAGAAAAAGGTAAACCAAAAGCCTAAAACTTGGTTATATACAATAATTTAACTAAATTTGTCTTATTAATATTAATAAGACATTTTTTTTTATGAGAGAATCGGGTATAAATAACAAACTAACAGAATTAGGTTACCCAAACCTAATAAATTCAGATATACTTAATGAGTTATCAGAAAACACTCATCCGTTATCNAATATGCCTTATTATAACAAGGGTTCGGAACCAGATCTATTAAGACCTGAAGAGATAGCTATAGATAGNTACACAGAACTCATGGACTCTTATTGTAGTACCTACGACGTGGATAAGGATAAAGTAAGACCATATGATGTTATGGTTAACGCAACCATGTCTAACATGATAGCTATGGGTAAAGAAAAAGATAAAAGGGTTGAGTTATGTATATTAGCCGAAAAAATAATAAGGGAAGAGTGGTGTTTAGGTGCTGATGAGGTTGTTTTTGATTTAGAGTTACTTGATCACGGTAATATAGAATTACCAGAAGAGATAAATATCGAATCACCTTTAAGTGAAGAGGATAAATTAGACGTTGAAACCGATATGTCTGAAGAGATAATAAAAAGAAAAACCATTAACGGGTTGAGTCAAGGAGCTTCACTTAAAGGTCACTATATATTCCACTTGTATCAAGATGATATACACAAGATAGTTCCAGAGGTTTCTAATTATTATCAAAAAGCTTTAATAGCNAACGACTTAATTTANTACCTAAGTTCTGANAAAGAGTTTAAAGATAATGTTGAAAGTGATAATAGTAACAATGCTGGATATGTTGACCTTGACTTTAGTGGTGATATACCTAAAATTNTAGTGAAAGCGATTAACTTACCTATATTGATTCATGAGATGATAAAAGGTATTATGTCTCTTTTTTCTGTAGTTGGTATACCAGAGGAAAATGGTAAAAAATTGATAGATTATACAGATACTATAATGAATGAGCTTTGGGATATAAGGTTATTCCCTGTAATGTGGTCTAATCTAAACTCTATGTTCGACGAAAGAGATTACGATATTAAGAAACTGGTTTTAATAGATTTATTTAAAAAAGAAGCTAATGAGTTTATATACTTCATGAAAATGCTCGATAATAACTCGGGCTTAGCCAAAAAAGAGATAGACTCTATTATTAAGAAAAAAAGAGGTGATATAATGGAATATGAGTTTAATGATTCTATTGATGATATAGATCTTAGCGATTTAGGGTTATAATAAACTATTTATATATAAATAAAAAGATTGAAAAATATAACAGATAAGAGAGAATTGTTACTTGAGTACACCAAATGCTCAANCGATCCCGCTTACGTTATTGAGAGTTATTTTGAGACTTTTGATAAAACACGAGAGGGGTATGTCCCTTTTGAATTATTCGATGGTCAAAAAAAGTTAGTAGCTAACTACAAAGAACATAGGTTCAACTTAGTATTAAAATATAGACAAGCAGGTATATCAACCGTTACCGCAGCATATTCAGCTGTATTAACAGCTTTTGCTAGTCCAGATAGACCAGAAAAAGTATTGATTCTAGCCAACAAACAGGAGACTGCAATAGAATTCCAGAATAAGATAATTAATTTTGTGAAGCAGCTACCCAGCTGGGTGAACGTAGGTTTCGAAAAATCTTCACAAAAACACGTTAGACTTTCTAACGGTTCCGAAATAAAAGCGGTAGCAACATCCCAGGATGCACTACGTGGTTACACACCTACAGTGTTACTTATAGATGAAGCTGCTTTCGTTGAAGGTGGTCAAGAATTATGGACAGCCTGTTTAGCTTCGATAGGTACTGGTGGTAAAGCAGTTCTAATATCAACCCCAAACGGTCTAGATCCTATTTATTACGCTTCATACGAAGGTGCTATAAAAGGTGAGAATAGTTTCTGTATAACCCACTTGAAATGGTGGAAAGATCCTAGATTTAATAAGGATTTAAAATTAGTTGAAACTAAAGACATAGTAGACTGGTTTCAGAAACCCATTAAAGAAAAAGATAATAAAGTCATAGATTCCGCTAATAAGTTAACTTATAAAGAGGTTGATGAGCTAATAGATAAAGGTTATAAACCATACTCATCTTGGTACGAGAACATGTGTAGAGACATGAACTTTAACAAACGTATGATTAACCAGGAATTAGAATGTGCTTTTATAGGNTCTGGTGACAACGTTATAGAGGGTGATATTATACGCAAACAAGAGCTAGAAAATGTTAAAGAACCAGAGATTAAAGATAAAGCCTGGGATAGTAATATGTGGATATGGGAGTTACCCCAAAAAGGNCATAGGTATATATTAGCTTTAGATGTATCTAGAGGAGACTCCTCAGATGCCACTGGTATGGCTATAATTGATTATGATACATTCGAACAGGTAGCCGAGTACCACGGAAAAGTACCCCCAGACATAGCNGCTCAATTAGTAGACCAATACGGTAGAATGTACGATGCTTTATCCACGTTCGATATCACTGGAGGTATGGGTGTAGCCACAACACAAAAATTGAAAGAATTAAATTACCCTAAAAAATTATTACATTACGATAAAGAAGGTAATAACGGTGTACTTTATATGCCAGATGATAACGCTATACCAGGTATAAACTTCGCATCAAGAAACAGAAGAAGTCAGATAGTTGCTGCTTTAGAGGAAGCGGTATCAAGAGGTGGATTCAAGATAAGGAGTGAGAGATTGACAGCTGAATTAAAGAAATTTGTTTACAAAAACGGTAAACCTAACCATATGAAAGGTGCNCATGATGATTTAATTATGGCTNTAGGTATGGCTTTATTTGTTGCGAATACGTCATTCAAAAGATTACAAGAATCTGAGAATATGACTAAGGCGATGTTAGATAGCTGGAAGGTTACGAGTAATAATACAAAATCTGAATCAAACTATTTATTAGAGAGTGTGACCAGTAAACCAGACCCCACTAAAAACGATAACCCTAAAAAGAATGATTTAAATCAGACTATTAAAAATACCGAAGAATTTGGTTGGTTATTTGGTGGTGGTTTGGGTAAACATAGATAAAAACAAATAAAAGAAATAAAACAAATAAAAATGGGAAACATAATAATTAAACAAGGTAGAAGCTCGGGACCAGGTTCCGTTTCTTTAATTAGAGGTGGTGTTAGTAAAAATAATGATAAAATCAGTGGTGCTGCTTTAGATAACACAAATAACGCGATAAAATGCTCTCCAGAGTCGGATGGTACCACGACGTTTGTGCAAGAAAAAGTTTGGTCTTCAGACATAGGGAACTATAAGTTCCCACCATTTGTTGACTGTGAATACGTAGATTAATAAAAAAAGAATATGGCAAAAAATTTAACAATCTTTCAGAGATTAAACAAGGTATTAGGTAACGAAGTTGATGGNCCCAAATATGTGATAGACCCGAATTCGTTCAATGGCTTAGAAGGGGATGCTCTAGATAAAAAGAAATTAGAGGCTCAGCAAACCATATACCTACAGAACCAATGGAAAAAGATAGATAACGAGCTTTACCAAAAAGCTGTTTATTACGAACCAACTAGGATCGCATCTTACTATGATTATGAAGCTATGGAGTATACTCCAGAAATTTCTGTGGCTCTAGATATATTTGCTGAAGAAGCTACGACACCAAATGAAAACGGTAGAGTGTTATCCATATATTCAGATAGCTCTAGGATTAAAAGTGAGTTAGAAAGATTATTCATGCATGTGTTGGATATAGATGCTAATTTAACACCATGGGCCAGAAACGTATGTAAATACGGAGATAACTTCGTATACAACAAAGTGGTTCCAGGTCAAGGTATTGTAGGTGTTACACAATTACCTAATATAGAAATGACTAGATCTGAACCAGGGTTTTCAAAAGTTAATAGCTTAGACGATCAACAGAAAGAAGTTAATACAGCTTTTTATTGGAAAGATAAAAATGTAGAGTTCAACTCCTTTGAAATATCTCACTTCAGATTATTAGGTGATGATAGAAGATTACCTTACGGTACATCTATGTTAGAGAAAGTTAGACGTATATGGAAACAATTACTATTATCTGAAGATGCTATGTTAGTTTATCGTGTAACTAGAGCACCAGAAAGACGTGTTTATAAAGTTTTTGTTGGTAACATGGATGATAAAGACGTTGATGCTTATGTAGATAAAATCGCTAACAACTTTAAAAGAACTACTATGGTTGATACCGATAATGGTAACCAAGATACTAGATATAATGCGTTAGCTGTAGATCAAGATTACTTTATACCAGTAAGAGATCCAGGTTTAGCTATGCCAATAGAAACACTACCTGGCGCACAAAACCTTTCAGAAATAGCTGATATAGAGTATATACAAAAGAAAATGTTAGCGGCATTAAGGGTACCAAAAGCCTTTATTGGTTTCGAAGAAACTTTAGGTGATGGTAAAAACCTAGCTATATTAGATGTACGTTTCGCTAGAGCTGTACATAGAGTACAGAAAGCTCTGATACAAGAGTTAAATAAAATGGCTATCATACACCTACACGCAAAAGGTTACGAAGATGATTTAGAAAACTTCACTTTAACACTAACCAGTCCATCGACACAAGCAGAAATGCTCAAGATACAAAACTGGAAAGAAAAGGTTATGTTATACAGAGATTCGGTTTCTGATGCTGGTAACGGTTTTAGTGCTATGTCTATGACTTATGCTAAGAAAGAAATATTAAACATGAGTGATGATGAGATAAAACTTGACATCCAAAGACAAGCCATAGAAAAAGCTGGTGGCGAAGAAATCAAATCATTAGGTGAAACCATAAAACAAACTGGTATATTTAGAGATATATATAAACTATACAAAATAGACCCAGATAGTATGATGGTGGATGGTGAAGAAGGTATGAACGCTGACGCTCAATCGGATGGTGGTGGAGGTCTGGATACTGATATGGGTGGATTAGATACCGATATGGGTGGATTAGACACTGATATGGGTGGTGATGATACTGATTTAGGTACAGACTTCACAACACCATTAGAAGTACCAGGTGAAGAACCTTTAGAAGAGAAAAGGAATACGAAATTAAGTGATAAAAATAAGTCGATTAATGAGTCTATTAAAAAAACTATAGACGAACTTGATAAGTTATTATAATAAGAGGGTATTTATATAAAAATTAAATAAAATGTTCGGAAAATTAAAAGAAAGCGTGTTATCTAATCTAGAGGACACTATGAATAATAAAGGTGAAAAAGACTTTAAATCCAAATTCTCTAAATACTTTAGAGTATTGAAAGAAAATAATGAACTTAGAGAATTCAACGAGACTTATAACTTACTAAACGAATTAAAGTTTGACGAAGAATTAATGGCTAAAGAATTTGTTGAAGAATCTATAACTAGGTTAAAAGAACTTGACCCATCATGTACTGAAGAGTTAAAAAATTTAACTGAAGAAACTGTATCTATAGAAGGTACCTTAAATCACAGTATAGATGAATTAGTTTTTAATAACGAGCTTAGTTTAATAGATAAAGTTACACATAAGACAAACCTAATTAAAAATATGATCAAAGTCGATCCTTCAGAAGAATCACTTAAAGAATCAATGGAGTCGATTAGTCTTAAACTTAGTGATAAAATATCTAAATTAAATGAGGACCAAGTCAAAGTTCTAAACCTATTTGCTGAAAAAGATGAGGATAAGATAAATAGCTATTACACCAACTTAATAGACGAGACCAAGATGTTAGTTGATCAAACTATCACAGAATCTGAAGATATAATTATCGTAAAGAAATTATTATCAGTAAACACTAAGTTAACAGAGATGGCTAAACAAGGGGCTACTTTAGAAAACGTTGACAATGTAATGGATTTGAAAAAGACATTCCTTTAAAAAACCAATCTTAATAAAAAGTAAAAGCCAGAGGTAGCGAACTTCTGGCTTTTTTGTTACCGAAACGGTAACGGTCCTAAAACACCGTCTAAGACGGAATATTGTATATTATTATAATCTAAATTGTGTGACTATAAATAGTCCAATAATTTGTTTAATCGATATAATTTTACTATTATTATACAAGAAATAACAATAAAATTTGATTAAATGATTAAAGTAAATGCAAAGCAAGTTCGGAAAAGAAAAAAAATTATTCACCAACGAAAAATTTAGAGTTAAATACGGTACGATAGATGCCGTAAAACTAAAAGCGATATACATCAATATAGATTCGTGGGTACAACCATATGATATAGAGAATTACGGATCCTATATAAGATTGATGCGCAAAAAAATAATACTAAGTATTAAAGAGAATATAGATAGAGAAGTATTCTCCAACAATATAATAGTCGACTTAGACTTAAGAGAGTCTGGTATGTCCGAAGACAAAAAAAGCTTCATGTCAGTTGAAGTAACCCTATACCCAATAACCCCAACAGAATTTAATTCTGAATTAATATTATTAAACGTACACGATGTTGTGNACGATGTAATAAATTCACTAGAAACAAATAAGTTAACTTTTCAAGCAAAAAAACACAAACCTAAAGTGTTAGAACCCTCTAACTAAAATAGATTAAAAGTTATTGTACCATATATCTAATCATTTTATGAGGTGATATATGGTACTTATACCATTTCACTCATATTTATAAGATATAATTCCTATACAGATGAGTTTAAAAATTTTAAAAGAAAACGAAGAAGGTTTCGGTATTTTAGTCGAGGGTGATGCTGGCTGTATGTCAGAAAACATCCATGGTGAAATAATTAATGAAGAAGCCGAAAGAGGTACACTTGATCTCTCACAACCAATATACTATTACGCTACATTACAGAAGTACGGTACTGAGAATAGAAACGGTAGAGTATATCCAGAAGATATATTAAAGAGAGAGGTTAATAAATATAAAGAGGTTATAGCTAGAAACTCAAGTTTCCACGAGCTAGACCATCCCCAAGAATCTGTAATATCATTAAAAGGTGGTTCGCCTCATAGGATAGTTGATATGTTCTGGAAAGACAATGTATTAATAGGTAAATTAGAGATATTAGTTTCAGAAGGTTTTAGAAAGAGTGGTATAATATCATGTAATGGAGATCTAGTAGCAATGTACCTTTCCTATGGTATGACATTAGGTATATCATCTAGAGGGGTAGGTAGTCTTAAAAAAGTTAATGGTAGAAATGTTGTGCAAGATGATTTTGAATTAATTTGTTGGGANATCGTATCATCACCATCAACACCAGGTTCTTACTTATATAAAGACGAAAACGAATTCAAAAAATACGATGAAGTACTAGATAATAGTGATGAAATAAGTGAAAGCGAAGGTAAAGAAGACAAATTCATTTCAAAACTTAATAAATTTTTAGGTATGTAGGTTTATTTTTAAAAAAATCTTACTATCATTACTGTATAAAAAATAAATTATGGAAATGAAAACATACTATTGGTACACAGTAACCATCCAGCTAATCACAGAGGATGAGCAAACTGGTAAAATCAAAAAAATTAAAGAGCTTTACTTAGCTAAAGCCGTTTCGGTTACGGATGCTGAAGCTACTGTCATTAAAGATCTAGAAGGATACTCTGGTGAATACAGAATATTAAAAATAGATGAATCTAGACTAGTTAAGGTTATAATCCCAGAAGGGGTTGATACTAACGAGTAATCAAAATTAAATTAAAATAATTAAAAAACCACCATCAAATAATGGTGGTTTTTTTTGTTAATTCACAGGTCTTTAATACCTTTTATGAATTTTACATTTTTTTACAGTATTTATTACTAAGATAATACATCATAAGAATATTCAATTATTTAAAGATATGAGCAAAACAAATATTTTAGAGGAAACTCTAGCAGAGATCCAAGA